AACACAGGTTATTACTGACGATTTAAGGAAGTATAGTATGGGTAAAAATGTCGAAGAGTATGAGTTTAACGCAATGACTTGTTAGGTAAGTATGTTCAAAGAGTTTAACGACGTAGATGATATTAAAATACAAAGAGGAAAGCTTACTCTTAATATAAACGTAATGCCGTTTGATGCAAATAATCAGTTAGGTGTTGTTGCTAGTGTTACAGATAAGAACGGGAACTTTATTACTAATCGTGATTCGTTGAGATTAAAAGAGGTTTAAATGAGTAAAGAAATACTAAGAAAAGTTTACAAAGACTTAAAGTATTCATCCAGCAAATATTCAAAGCTACACAAAGCGATGAAAGATGATTTCAGGTTTGCTCAAGGTCAACAATGGAAAGATGAAGATGTTGAATCTATGCGTAAAGCTGGGCGTAAGGCTTTAACGATCAACAAGATTAAGCCTATCATCAAGTTAATTACCGGGATTGAACGGCAGTCTAAGTCTGATTATGTTGGGTTGCCTGAAGGTGGTGAAGATACGATCATAGGTAATATCGTTACTAAGCTGTTAAAGAACGTATCTAAATGTTCTGATTTACCTAACAAAACGTCGATACAGTTTAAGAACGGTGCTATTGGCGGGGTTGCTTATATTGAACCTTATATTGACTATTCACATGATTTGATTAATGGTGCTTTAAAGTTCAACACGATTAGCGGGTCTGATGTTTACCCTGACCCTGACGGTAAAGAGTATGATATGAGTGACCATAAGTTTGTTATTAAGGTTACTAAAGATTTATCTGAAGATGATTTAGAGTTATTGTTTCCTAACGACAAGAAAAAGATAAAGAAGATTGGTTATGGCAAGATTAATATGGAAGCTATGGTAAATGTTGAGAACCATATCCAGGGTGTTGATTACCCGGAGTTGTCTGATGGTGATGAGGATATTGATGATATTAAGTCTAAAGCGTATGATTTGATTGATTACTATTACAAGTCTGTACGAACGGCTTATTATATAGCAGATAAACGTACGGGTACTATTAAAGAGGCTGTTGATAAAGAAGAAGCTGAAAAGGTAGCAGAGCAGATTGAAGGTGCTGTTGTAATTGAGAAGAAAGTCCCGGCGATTAAACATTTTCAGGTAGTTGGTCTTGAAGTGTTTTATGATGATGATGCTTGGAGTTATCCACGATGGAAGAAATATCCGATAGTTCCATTCTATCCTGAGTTTAATACAGAAGATATTAACGATAAAGAGTTGACGATACAAGGTATAATCAGGTCAATCAAAGATTTACAGGAGGAGTTCAATAAGAGGCGGTCACAAGAGTTAGCTCATCTTAATTCGTCTGCTAATTCAGGGTTTGATATTGAGAAAGACCAGCTTGATCCGAGGTCGTTGAATAATTTAAAGAAGTTCGGTTCGTCTCCTGGGTTTGTTGTTGAGAGGAAGAAAGGTTCGCCGCCGATTGGTAGGATTACACCAATGCCGTTATCACAAGGGCATCGGCAGTTAGCTGAAGAGAACGCACAGGATTTAAAAGAAGCGTCTGGTGTCAACCCTGATTTGTTGGCTAATGACAGTCAGTCACAATCTGGCCGGGCTATCTTGTTGAAGCAACGACAAGGTTTAGTTATGGTACAGGAGATGTTAGATAACTTCGGCGCTACTAAGAAGATCATCGGACAGTTTATGTTAAGTCAGTTGAAAGAGGTTTATACGGTAGAGACAGCGATGCGTGTTGTTGGTGATGATTTTATAAAAGAAGTGTTTACTGTACCTGTAACGGCAATCTTACAGCGTGGGTTAGATAAGGTTGAGGCTGGTGAGGAAGAGCCAACACAACTTGAACAGTCAATAATGTTACAGTACCCTGAAAACTCAAGTGAGAATCCTGTTGTAGATCCACAAACAAACCAGTTAGTCCCGGCAGTTGATTTTGACGAGGCTATTAAGACGTTCAATCAGGTCTTAAACGATTCTGAATTAGGAAAGTATGATATATCAATCGGGGAAGGTACGTTTAATGAGACTGTAAGGATGAGTAATTTCTTATCATTAACAGAGATGGCGTCACAGGGCGTACCAATTCCACCGCAGGTTTTAATTGAAATGAGTCTTATTCCAGAGGATAAGAAGAAGAATATAATTGCCCAAATAGAGGCACAACAAGCACAGGTGCAAGCTCAAGCTCAGCAGGAGCAAGCTGCAAAACAACAAGGAGCATAAGATGGCAGAGGAAACAATCACAATTAGTGAAGAGGTAGTTGTAGAGGATAAAGGGTTTAGTACAGACGGTTTATCGTCACAAGAGGTAGATATGGCGAAAGAGCATGGGTTGGTTATAGAGCCAAAGGAGGAAGATGATAAGTCCGGGGATGAGAAGGAGTCTGATAAAGAGGAAGATAAACCAGAGGGCGATGATGATGGGGAACACAAAGAGCAACCCGAAGTTGAGAGTGAAGATAATAAAGACGAAGTAAAGCCGACGTATGAGGATGTTGAAAAGGATGAGAACAATTTAAAGAAATATAACAAGAACGAGCAGGCTTTATATTGGCGGTCAAAGAATGATAGAAGGAAGAAACAAAAAGCTGTCAGAGATTTAGAAGAGTTTAAAGCGGCAAGCGAACTTAACCAAGTTCGTAATTCAGCTAACGGGAACAAGCTGAAAAAGATAACTGAAGCGTTAGGTGGCGATGTTACAGTTGAACAGTTACAAGCGATAATCGGTGATATGGCCGAAAAGAAAGATACTGATCCTATGACTAAAGCAGACTATCAGCAAATGCAGGCTGAGAGTAGTGCCGAGGCTAAAAGGAATAATAGTTTACAGGCTGATAAGGTGTATAGGATAAGTTCAGCTGAGGAGATAGGTAAATCAAAGTATGATAACTTTACACAGCTAACGACGTTAGCTCAAGAGGTTGTTACTAACGATGTATCTGGTGCTTATAGCGGTGTTTTAGAAGATGCCTTTTTTAATAAAGAGATTGACGAGGAGCAACTTGTTGAACGGGTTGTAGCTATCGCAAAATTGAATCCCAAATATGGGAAATCAGAACCTTCGGTTGAGAAGGAAGTCAAGAACGATGATGTTACTAGAGCGATTAACAACTCTAAGAAAAAAGTAAGCAGTGCCTCAATGGGAAGTAAAGGTGGAAATAGGACAGTTAATTACAATGAGCTTACTATTGAAGATGCAGCTAAATTAACAACGACCCAATGGCAGAAATTGCCTGATAAGGTTCGTGATAGATTATTAGGAAAAACATAGGAGATAAAAAATGGCTAATACAGCTGGAAATTCAGCCTTGAGACCAGAACTTTGGCAAAAAGAGTTATATAAAAACGTCATGGATAACTTGTATTTCAAGAAGTTCATGGGTGAAGGTGAGAACAACATCATTCAGATTAAGAATGATTTGAAAAAGAGTAAAGGTGATACAGTAACTATTCCTTTGACTGCAAAGTTGAGTGGAAATGGTATTACTGGCGATTCAGAGTTAGAAGGAAACGAAGAAGCAATCAGTGCATACAGCGATTCTATTGCTATTGACCAAATCCGTAATGCGGTTAGGTTGACTGGTAATTTAGATGAGCAGAAGAATGTTTATAACATGCGTAACGATGGAAAGAACAAACTTTCAATGTGGTTACAAGAGTTTATTGAAAGACAAGTGTTTCTTAAATTAGGTGGAGTTAATAACGTTACGATCACTGATGTTGGTGATAGTATTGTTGCTGCTAACGCTGCATGGAGTAACTCTCCGGCACAAGTACCTTCAGCTGATACAGCTGCTGGGTTCGGAGATCGTTATCTTTGTGCTGATTATGCTAGTGGTGCTGATTCATTAGCTGCAGGTGATTTGATTACACCTGAGCTGATTAGTCGTGCAAGGATCAAAGCCGGACAGAAACTGTCTGGTGGAATGCCAAGAGTCAATCCTATTAAGATTGATGGAGTGAACCATTATGTTATGTTCGTCCATCCTTGGCAGGCGTTTGACCTAAAGAACAACGCTACTTATGCACAAGCTAACCGTGAAGCACAGGTTCGTGGCGCTAGCAACCCTATTTTCACAGGAGCGTTAGGTGTATGGGATGGGGTTATTATTCATGAGCATGAGTATGTACCGTTTTTAGACATCGCCGGCGGTTCTGGTGGTGGACACAACTTCAATGCTGCAGCAGCTGGTACTGATTTTAGTGCTAATTGTTTCCGTGCATTACTTTGCGGACAGCAAGCATGTGCTTTCCTTCAGACAAGCGAATCAATGAAGATGGTTGAAGAGACTTTCAACTATAAAAACCAAGTTGGTTATGCGACTGGGTTAATTGGTGGTATTCAGAAGATTACCTTCAATAGCATTGATTATGGTGTGGTTGCGGTCGATACAAGTGCGTCTAGTTTGGTATAAATTAGTTAAATAACGGGGAGCGGTTAATAGCCGTTCCCCTTGAATAAGGAGACAAGTATGGCTGCAATAACAAACCCAGGAACTAAGGTGACAGAGTTTTCTGGCGAGTTTAAGGCATTGTCTATGTATAACCTAGCTATGGCTAGTGCAGATGAGTATAGCCTCGATCCAGAATGTTTATGTTTGCATGAACGGTGGACAGGACGATGGATTCATGGAAGTAGCGGCGAGTTTTTCAGGCTTAGTTATAACCATCACAGCAGTTGGTGAAGATGGCCTTGTTGCTGATGAGTTTACTGGGACAACTGTGAACTTACTCGTTATTGGTAAATAAATTAATGATTAAAAGGAGAATGAAATGGCAATAACAAACCCAGGTACAAAAGTAACTGAGTTTTCTGGTGAATATAAAATGTTGTCTATGTATAATCTTGCAATAGCAAGTGCTTCTGAAACTCTAACTCTTTCATTTGCAAATAATGGAATTACAGAAATTCAGAATGTTATTGTTTCAGCTAACGCTGGACAAGATGCTGCATTTACGGCAGTAGCTGCTAGTTTTTCAAGTCTTGTTGTAACTATCACTTCTGTAGAAGCTGATGGTACTGCATCAACGGCTTGGGGAGACACCACAGCTAATGTAATTATCATAGGAAAATAAATAAGTTAATTCGGGGGTGGGCGATAATGCCCATCTCCAGGTTTAAAGGAGAAATGAAATGGCTATTGGTGATACGGATTACTTGAGTACACTAGCAATCTCAACAGTTGCAAACTCAGGAACAAATTTTACAATCGCAGCAAACCAGAATCTAGCACTAGATAATACAGGCTATAATCAGGGTGCGTTATACGAGACATTAAATGATATTGTTACTAACTGGAATCTTGCTATGACAAAGTTAGAAGCTGATGGAGCGGCGACAACGACGTATACTCCAGATAACGCTTTCACAGCTTTAGCAAGCCAGGGTAACGGAATATCAAAGAATGGTATTCATCAATCAGATTTAGTAGCACAGTTGTCAGAGATGGAAACAAAGTTCAATGCTGTTTTAACTTTATTAGATGCTGATACTAGTGTTACTTTAACAACTTACATAGCAGTAGCAACTGCGGCAGGTTCTGGGGCGGTTTTAAACCTAGACGACACCGTTGTTGGTTCGCTAGGATTAAGTCAAAAGGCTATTGTATTTTTCTTAGATGACCTAGCTGACAAGATTAATGCAACCTTAGGCAATTTAGATATTGATGCAATTTAAGGAGAGAAAATGAAGAAGTTATTATTAGCATTATTTATGGTTATGTTATTAAGTGTTCCTGTTTTTGCAGATGGGCCTACTATTGAAGAAGGAAACAGGTTACAGTTTACAGCGGCAGATCAGGAAACAACGGTTATATTCAGGATTGATTCGATTGTATGGAGATCGTTTACTGGGTCTGTTATTGTCGATACAAATGTAATGAATTTAGAAGATGGAGCTGGTATTGAGATTCTAAAGTTAATGGCTACCGCTACTGAGCTTGGGTATAATATTGTTATACCCGGAGGGATAGTTGTTGCAGGGATAAAGGCTGAAGATTTAACTAAAGGATATGTAACTATTTTCGGAAAAAGAATGTAAAAGGAGAACACGATGACAAACGAGGTATTAAAGCAGATTGACCAGTTGTATACCGTTATGTTGGGAAAAGAGAGTATTTTAGATGCACAGTTAGGTAAGTTGAAAGAGAGGAAAGCCGAGGCGGAGAGAGTTGAACGTATTCAGATAGCAACAGCAAGTAGTTTATCAGCTCGTGAGAGAATAATTGCTAAATACGAGGATTTTGATGCGGAACGAGAAAAGTTTAAGGTCGTTATTAAACGTAATTCTTCTAAACGGGTAGAACTTGACAAGTTGAGTGCAGAACTTGAAAAGGGTGAAAAGGAATTAGATAAAAAGCTAGAAGAAGTCGAAACAATGAGGGATTTGTTTAGGAAAAAGAATCTTAGGAATGATGAGATGGAGAAACAGTTGGCTGTAGAAAAGAAGTTAATGCGTGAGAAAGTTTTAGAGGAGATTAAAGGAAAGTTAGGACAGAAGAGGCTTTAAAAGATCCAAGGAATAATAAATCACTTTTAGGCGATTATGATAACGAACCTAAGAGGGTAAAAGTTGATATTAATGGTAATCTGTACGCTTCTGTAACAAATACGTCTATTGAACAGACAACAGGAGTAACGCATAACACTCTGAACATCGCAGTAGCAGGAATGGATACTGCTGGAAAGATAAGACCGTTAGCAACAGACACTTCTGGTAGAGTTTTATCTAAAGACTTCTATTTAGAGGTTGCTATGGGGAACATTCCTGGGCACTCGATCATGTCGAAGTTCGGACAGAATGATGCTGTAGGAACAGCGGCTTGGGAAGATGTATGGGATGGCGGAGCATGTTAGTACGGATGCGTTAGATATTACTGATGTAGAAGTTCAAGGATTAGATGTAAATGGGGCTCTATCAGTAGAAACATATACTCTAACAGGAACAACTGCTGTTGTTTTGTCTCCAGCTTTGTGGCGAGTGTTTAGATTAAAGAACGTAGGGGCAGCTGACTATGTTGGCTTAGTATCTGCACAGAACACAGCTCTAAATGTAGTCTACGCTATTATCCAAGTAGGAGACTGGGTATATGATACAAGGAACTAATAGCCTTCATGGAATAGCAAGAGACTACGGTCTTAATGGTAAAATGGCGATGAGACCTTACGGGGGTGTTTTTCAGCTGAAGAAAACATTTGCCCTAGATTCTAACGGTACATCGTTTCTTACAATGCCGTTCCCTCTACCAGCTAAGATTCCAGCTAAGACAGATATACGAGTAAGTGCAATCTGTATCGGCAAAGAAGGTGGTTGCAACACAACCTTCGAAATATTATTAGTAGATGATTAACAAGGAGAGATTATGAAAGACAAGACTGGAATTAAAGGGCATATCAAACTTGTCCTTCGTGGTCCTGATGGAAAGATCAAAGAATCGTTTGAACACTCTAATACTATCACAGAGTTACTTGATGCTCATGTAGCAGACCAGATGAGCGATAGTACAGATGGTGCGATAGGGTTTATGGCTGTTGGTACAGGATCAGGACAGACTTCGGCTTCTACAGGTCTTGCCACAACAAATGATAGTAATGCCTTGACCTCTACAACACAAGGGGCTGGTGGTGCTGACAATGATGTTGTTTATGTAGGGGATTGGGCGGCAGGAGACGCTACAGCTACGATCACAGAGGCAGGGATTTTCCTCGCAGACAACAACACAACAATGATGGCCTATGACGATTCAATGAATATCGTTAAAGGTGCAGCAGATACATTGGCGATTACATGGACGATCACTTTTGGTGCGTCATAGGAACGAAACGTATAACCTTTGAACTTCAAGGAGAATGTACTAGGTGTGGTGAGTGTTGTAAGGCTTTGAACTGTGAACACCTAGCATACGAGAAGATTAACGATATGAAAGTTGCAGTATGTAAATTACATGGAACATTCTGGAAACCACAAGCTTGTGTAAGTTATCCGCATAGTCCTGAGAATGAGTTACAAAAAGGATGTGGGTACAGGTGGAAAATCGTTAAAGAGGAACACACATAATGGGTGGTTCATTTACACCACAACAATGGGAATGGAAATGCTGTAAGAATAACGCAGTAATCCCTACTACTTTCTATGCTG